TGGAACTTGGCGCACCAAAGAAAACAGCTCCGCGGAACATAATAAATCGGTCTAAGCACTACCAAGCAGTGATAGGACCATGGATTTATTCTATACAAAAAGCCTTTTCCGCCTTCTTCAACGCCGAGAATCCATACTTCACAGTTGCCAGTGGCCTCAACAACATCGAGTTGGGCCGTTGGTATTCTCGTGTACGCACGCAATACGATCCCTCAACGACTACACTCATAGAAAATGACTTTAGCCGTTACGACTCAAGTATTTGTGCTCAGCTTATTCAACTAGAGATTCAGTTCTACAAATGTTGTGGTATGCCCCAACAACTGATCGACCTTATGCTGACACAAACAGACTTAAACTTGCAAGCTACCCACGGCACCAGAGCTCGGTGCTCAGGTACACGCAAGACAGGCGACGCTAACACTTCTCTAGGCAACACACTCCTAAACTTCCTGACAGCTGACTTTATATACAATTACAAACTATCCTGCGATGGTTTGATTGACACTGAATTCTCAATGATAGCTGTTGGTGATGATTCCATAGTGTGCTCGACTTTACCACGCACGGTACTCAATCAGGCTCAAAAGCTATACGGTAAATTAGGACTCACCGCTGAGTCCATTTTACGCGACCTAGACGATGACCAAATAGAATTCTGTAGTGGTCTATTTTACCCAAGTCTCTCAGGCTGGGTTTATGGACCGAAAATAGGAAAAATTCTATCTAAACTAGGGTTTTCGAAAGACGACAAACCCTACGAAATCTTAGTCAACGAGGTCTATGCCACACTCAAATGGAGCCAATTAGCATATGTAGAGATACCTGTGTTAGGAGCCTATATGAAAAGAATTCTAACTCTACTGTTAGAAACTGGTTTAATTGATGAGTCCACAGCACCAACAATTAATCCTTATACTATTCGAGTCAACCAAGGTTGGGATCCTGATGTAACACGCATTGATGAGATGCTTTGCCGTCGTTACTCTATGTCAAGCTCAGACTTCACTATACTAGAAGGACATCTGGAATCAGTTCCAAGTCTTAATAGTCAAATAATCAGCGACTTTTTCCTGAATATCATAGCGAAAGATTGGGGCATCAACGAAAGTGACTTCCTAGACTATCACCGTCTTATGTCACTTGACGCTGCATGCCCTAACGGCGCTTAATCGGTCCCCCCCTAGTGATAGGGGGGGATCAAAGTTGGGACACCCTTAATTGGGAAACTGGTAAAAGGACCAGCTTCTTTGTCACCC